GCTACAATCTCTCCGGCTTCTTGAGACGCCTCGCCTATTTCAGCGGAAGGAACCCCAATAGCCCTAAGAGCTCGTATGGCCTCATTGAGACCAGCGACCTTAATTCCATCGGCCATGATTAGGCTGCTGTTACGATCTCTACTCCGAAGTATTTGTTAGTAGCTGGATCGTGAGGAGTGTTCTTCACGCGAAGAGTCACAGAGAACGTAGCTGTCTCGTTGCTGTTTAGGCTTAGAGGTGGAAGCTCGTTGAATACTGCAACACCTTCGTAGTGAGGAGTGTCAGCGGTTGGAGTAGTGTTTCCGTTAGGAGCAATTACGAATGCAACCTCGGTGCCGTAGTTGTCCCACAGAACGCGGTAAAGGCTTGTGTCTTCGCCAGATGTAATTCCGTCTAGTTGAAGTGCCCATTCTCCGCCTACGCGAACTTCGCAAAAAGTCTGAACATCGCCAGGTGCGTCACCTAGAGTTAGCTCGACCATGTTAGCGTCACACGCGTAATCGGTGGCTCCGATTTTGAAGATAATGTTTTGTGCTTTGATTCTTGTTGAAGCGGCCATGAGGCTACCTTTCTAAAGTGTGATGTCTAGCTGGACGAACATGTTCGCTGCTAGATACTCGGCGTTATTTGCTTGTAAATTGTAAGGCTGATTTACCGAAGTAATACGAACATAAGTTAGAGGTTCGATTGCATTCAGAACATCCTCGATTAGCTGATCTAGATTTGCTGTCGCTGTCTTGTTAGTCGCGGTAGAAGATACCAAGACCAACTCGAGTCCCATGCTCCATTCCCTAAACTGTGCTGTTTGCAAGTAAGGCTGCGCGGAGTTGATGATTACTATTGGAGGAGTCACTCGCTCTGGAATGTATTCCAAAACGTTCAACCCGGCTTCCGTTAGTTCAAGTTTGAACTCAACTTTAGAAGCATTGATTTCGCTCATACTGCATAACCGACGTATCTTTGAAGCAACGGGTAAACCGCGTTCATTGGATCTTTGGCTACGCGAATAGGAGCTCCATCGAAGCTAGCAAATTGAGCAACTCCGTTAGGAGCGGAACGACGGTGGAAGAGCTCCGAGGCTGTTATGTAGACCGCTTGATCGTTAAGTGCTACCGGAACGGTAGTCACTGCACCGATGTATTTAGTCACTAATGCAATACCGGACGTTAGACATTCCTGGGGGAAGTCTACTTCATCCGTTCCAACATAAGCCTGGAACTCTGCCAACGTCACTGCCATTTATTGACCTATTAAACGATGTCTAGAACAACTAGAGCGTCGGAGAATGGCATGGTGATTGCCATGTATCCATAAACGCTAATTGAATCTGTAAGGGTTGTAATGTCATCTGCAGATAGTCTTACAGGTGCGCCAGCGGACTCTAGAGTCTGGATGGCTGCGCTGTTAGCCACGAAGCAACGGTTGGTTGCAATCTGTGGGTCTACGATTACTGGAAGACCGAATAGCTGACCAGATAGACCTGGGATGTTAGCTGATCCGATGTTGTTTACTCCAGCGCCGTTTACTAGCACTACTGGACGGCCGTCTTCGCCAGCTACCTGTAGAAGGAACTTGTAAGCTCCGGTTCCACACATGATAGCTTCTGGGCGTAGTCCGGTCTCCTTGAAGATGTAAGAAGAAGCGTCTGCTAGTCCACCGATAAGAGCCTCGGAAGTTCCAGCTGAAACGTCCCAACGCTTGCCTGTGTAGTCCTGTGCTTCAACTAGATCTACGACTGCCTTGTTGGTTGTGTTCGCGTAAGCAATAGATAGAGCGCGTAGAGCGGTGTCTAGGTAGTTTACGGATGAACGCTGGATGGTCTGCTTAGACATCGAAGTGTAGCCACCGTAAGTTACAACGTTAGCTGAAACTGAATCGATTACTAGGTTTCCGAAGGATAGCTCTTCGTTCTCTGGGGACTGAACTCCAACTGCAATAGTGTTAGAAGATACCTGTGCATACTCAACGGTTAGACCTGCAGCTGGAAGTGCAGCGCGAGAGAAGGCCGATAGAGTTGGGCGGTTAGTGTCGATTAGGTTGTCGATGTAACCAATGAAGCCTGGTAGGGCAACGGTGTCTGCAGAAGTGCTTGCGTCACGGGCTAGCTGAACTGCGTCAGCGTCTCCGGTAACTAGAGCCTTAGCAAACTCGCCTTGTGAGCGGAATTTGTGTGTAGATGGTGCTGCTGTTTCGACGGACTGACCTGCTTCGATAACTCGGCGCAATTCTGCAACCTCGTCCTGCACGGTGCGAACGTCAAGTTCAATGTTTTCCATTGTTTCACTTTCTGTTTCATTAGGAGTCTCTGCAACATCTTCGACCTCTTCGGTCTCGGACTCGCTACGGACTTCGGTTATTTTTGCGCCACTAAAGGCCGGGAACGGGACTACGCTGACTTCCAGCAAAGTTACCTCTTCCCTTACTATCGTTTGACCTTCCTTGCGGTCTTTGACCGGGTAGAAGCCAACCGAGAATCGGTTTAGGACATCGTCCTGTAGTAATGTGTAAATTTCGTTTCCGCGTGGGGTATCGCTGATCTTAGCAACGATTTCAAAGCCAGCTTCGGTGTCGCGTCCTTCGACAACTTTACCGATTGGCTCTTCGTGGCCGTAGAACAATTTGACATCCTCGATGGTCTGAATAGCTCCAGCCTCAAAACGTTCTTTGGTGTTTCCATTTAGCTCGATCTCTTGACCGTAGGGAACTGCGAGACCAACAATAGTTCTCTCTTCGTTCTCAACTAAGCGAGCTTGAAACTCGCGTGTAATCATTTCAGACATCTAGTCCTTCTTTCGTTCTGACTTCTTCCGCGGTCAGGATACCTGCTGCGATAGCTGTCTGGTAGTAGTTGTAACGTGCTGCGACATCTGCCTTAAATAAGTGCTCGAAGTCAAATTCGACTCTCGTGCCTCTAGGTAGACAGTTGCTAAGAGCGTCTGTGATTGCGTCTGTGTAAGCCATCAAAGTGTGACGGAAGAATACTTGGTTCTCGTCCTGCAAGTTTGTGTAAGTGTCGGATGATCCTGGAACGGAAGTAATCAGCAGTCTTGGAGGAATACCAAACAGCCTGGCGATTGCTTGTGTCTGCTGATCCTGAACTTCGGTGAATAGTGCGTCTCTAGGTGAGAGAGCAATCTGCTGGTAATCAAAGCCATTAGCTAGAACTGCAACTTGACGGTTCTGCTGTTTGTTGTGCCAGTTGTTAGTCACTTCATCCGCTTCGGCCTTGTTCAACATCTGGTTAGTCTTCAGAACTCCAGTTGGAACTCCTGCAGCGGTAAACCAATTCAAAGCGTAGTCGCGTAGATCGAGAGCTGCACTGATGTCCTTGTAGCATGAAGCAATTGGGCTAACTCCAACAAGCTGACCAGACTGGCTAAAGACTCTTAGGTGCTCAATCTCTCGCTTTGTGTAACGCTTACCCATGTAGTCGTAAACGATTGTAGAATAGTCGATTGTGCCATCGGTCATCTTTGGATAGCTAGGCATTACCGAAGCAGCCGGAAGAATCGTTAGGTTGTTTACCTGACCGTTAGAAGAGTATTGCTTATACCAGTAAGCGTTGCCCTGGAGAGCTAGATCTACGACGGTTTGGAATAGGAAGTCTCTGCGGTTCTGATCCAGTGAAGGATTATTGACTAAGACTGGGTTCTCAACTTTGAGCTCGACACCAGTGGCGAATCGGTAAGTGTTTATTGTCATCTTGCTAATCGGAGTTCCGATGATTTGAATAGCACGATACACGGCTGTAAGACTTAGGGCTGTGTTAGGCGTGACAATAGAAGGTTGTCTGGTTGGGACGGTTGGCTGGACTGCACGAACTTCTGGCTTGCGTCCTAAGAGCCTGTCAAGAATAGTTGCCATTTGGAGTCAAGGATACCACAGACCACCGACTAGAACACGCCTATTGTTGCGTGTGGTGCGCGTGATGAAACGTAAAGTGCTAACACGGTTGCCATTACTGCGTCGATGTCTCCGAGTGATTCTTTGCGACTAATGAACCAACTCTCACCGGAGTATTTAGCAACCCCGTTAGGCATTTGAGCGACCAGGAGGGGATCGCTGTTATGCCTAACGAGGCCAGTGCTAAACATAGCAAAGACAGTCGAGCACGCCGAAGAGACTTCTTTAGCCCATAGTGTCCAGACCGGAATGCCAGAGTTTTTTAGTCTCTTAGCAAGTCCAGGTAGCTGGCGATCATCCAACGCTATCGCTCGCGGGCTGTGTTTACTATAAAGCGATGTTAGCTCATTGAAGAGTTGTTGTTCGGTAGGACTAACCAAAGACATTACTAATTCCGTTTCGTGAACGTCCTCGATGTCATTGGCATACGCTATCGTTCCGTGTCCCCAGTTCGTAGTGATGTCTACGGCGAAGACTCCTCCGGTTAGGTTTGTAACTCCTCGACCAGTTGCAGCTCGGAAGATGTCTCCTGGCAACCATGAGTTTGTAGATCCAGCGATGAATTGATTTAGTCGGTATCTTCTAGCTTCGTGTTCTGGAATTGTTTTCAAGTCCGAGATAACTTGTTCCATTTCGATTCGACCTGCAGCGACGGAAGGATTAGCTGCCATGATTGCCTTTGGGTCATCCACCTTTGAGTTCTCCGGTGCTTCCCAAAGGAAGAAGCCAAAGCGTTCTAGATCCGCTGCACCATTAGAAGCTGCTTTCCCTGACTTGTATAGATCTATCAAAGTCTTAGAGTTCTGATCTCCTGCGGTTGTGATTCCAACAACTATTCCATCCTTACGCTGTGAAGTTCCAAGAACGGCTGCTGACCACATTCCCTCTTTAGCTAAGTGGAGCTCATCGAATAAACAGAAGCTAATTGGTATACCTTGCAGAGCTGCTTCCTTTGCAGCCTTTACGTCGTAACGTCCTCCGCCGTCCGATGTTGTAATTCCTCGAGTCTCCGTAGCTCGCTTGAATCGCTTCTTTAGAAACGGGTTGCTATTGATCACATAGAGAACGCGGTTGTAAACGATGTTCGCCTGGTCGGTGCTCGAGGCCAGTGAGATACATTGAGCTCCGACTTCGTGCATTAGCAATCCATACAATCCTAAGATTGCAGCTAACAGTGACTTTCCGTTTTGACGGCCAACACTGATAACTACTTGCCTGTATCGAAGTCTGCCCGGGTAGGTTGGGTGAGTATCTGGGTAACGCTCGAGGATAGCTCGAAGCAACCACTTCTGCCAGTCGTCAAGCTCTAGGCCGTCTGGACTCTCCGGGCTACTCCACGCGATCTTTGCAAACTCGATGAGCTTA